CTAAACGTTTTGTGTAAGCAAATATTTCCTTAAATTTATTATTTACTTCTTCTTTAAAATTATCAAATGATTTCTTAAAAGATTCTAGATTATCACTTAATACTTTAATTTCATTTTTAACTCTTTTTAATTCAACCCTTGTATTATCAATTCTACTGTTCATCTCTTTTTCGTTTTTTTGTTTAAGAAGTTTCTCAGATGATAGCATATTTACTTACTTTTTATATATATTAATTTATTTCGATTAATTATTCAGTGTGTTGTATATTACCCATTTCCATAGAATATATATTAGTTTGACTGTCTTTTTCCATTTTAATATATTTATCTAAAAGCTTTTTTGGAAAAATACAATAAGATATATTATATCCAGTATATACACTCAATAAACTAAAAATTCCATTTTTTAAATTAGTTATTGAAAGAATCCAAATAATAAAGAATATTCCCATCAAATTAGTCTTTAATTTGATATTACTCAAAAATTTATTAAATAGTTCTTTTTCATCTTTAAAATCTTTATTAAATTCTTTAATACATACTATTAATTCATTAAATGTTTCAGAAATTAAACTATTATAACAGAATTTTGCGCTATACAAAAAAAAACCAAAACAATAAAATGAAAGCATAGTAATCAAAATAAACTTTTTCAAATAAATCAATGAATAAATTGAAAATAACAGAGAAATTAAACTTAAACTAATGTTAATATTACCACAATAATATACAAATTTATACATATAATACTTCCATTTTGACTTTTTTGAATCTTCAAATCCTAAGTTGTCAGAAAATCCAGCAAGTGCAAAATCACAATCACTCCACGTTAAATCTATACTCATTAAAATTATTCTCTTGTGTCTAACTTATATACTTGTTTACCATGGATTTTGTTCTAATTGACGACTACCACGAATAGATGTGTTTACACTATGATCCATAATTTGAATTGGATTCGATATATCTTTTTTATAATTAATATATTGTTTTACTTGATTCAAAACTTGTTTTACAGTATAATCTAAAACAATTTTATTAAGATCTTTTACTTGAGAAAGAATATTTGCTTCTCTATTTTTTGAGTTTTGTAAAAAAACAGATCTCATAATTACAACTAATTCACTATCATTTTGTTTGGAAATAACATGTTTTTTTCCAGAAGATAGCCATACATTATATCTAATATTAGTTTGTAAAGCATCTATATTTTGTCTAGAAAAAAAAGCTCTTGATAGAGGAGTATTATATTGAATTCCTTTTAGTTCGTCCATGATATAGTAAAACTTTTAATTTTTTAAAACTCGTCGTCAATAAGACATATATCTGTTTTTATTTTTTTATACTTTTGCTTAGTTTCTTCATTTTTTGACTTATTATTTTCTATATAATCGTCATCAATCATACATATGTCCAATTTTATAGCTTCAATTTTATTAGTTTCTTTTTTAGGAAACATTATTTTCTCTAATTTACCAGTATTATCATTATCAATTTGATTACGTTTTTCTAATACATCACTCCAAAACAAATCTATTTTTGGTTTTACATGTTCAAACCATTTGCGATTTCTTTTTATAGTAACATTTGAATATTTGATTAATTCCCAATAAAATGTTTTGTTGTACCATAAATTAGAATTTTCATCTAAAAATGGAGCAATTTCATTATCTTTCCATTTTAAATATTCAGTTGCTGATAAATTTATAGGCGAATAAATCCATTTTGTTTTACTACTTTCTGAAGAATCTTTACTAACTTCTGTATATTCAATTATATTTCCATGATATTCACCAATTGTTCCATTTTCTAGTTTTTCAAAGAATGTTTCTTCAGACAAATTTTCATTAAACTTACATTCAAAGAAATCACAATATTCTAATTCACATACTTCTAACTGAATTTGTACTTGTACCCAATATTTATATAAAGGAATACCAGTTAATCTACGACTATATAAACATTTTATTTCTAACATACGACCTAATAACAAATCATTATTTTCAGAATCTTGAGTTACAATTCCATCTGGTGAAGCACCAATATGACATATTTCTGGATGTCTAATACAGCCGTATTCTGAAATTTTTGTATTAGTTATTAGTTCGTAAATAGATTGAGCAATAGGTTCATTTCGAACACCATGCTGAAGAGCATTTGATGAACCACTAAAATGTTGTTTTTCTGGTAAAACTTTTTCTTTCAAAACTGAATTATAATATGCTTTACCTTCAAATAATTTACTCATACTACTTGCTGTAATTACATTATGTCTATATGAATACCATTCTTTTGTTCTTTGTTCTGGCTGTGGTATACTATTTAACCATTTTATCTGTTTTTTTGCATGTAATACTGGTTTTGGAGTTTCTGGATAAACTATAACACTATCAACAATAAAATCTATTTCATCTTTATTTTTACATTCTGAATGTGCTAAAATCTTATATTTTAGCCAACAACGGTGAATTTGATCTTGATCTAAACCAAATTTATTAATAATTGGTATCATTAACTGAAATATCTCTTCAGATAAAACTATTTCTTCATTTTTCTTAGCTAAATTTTCTATAATATCAAAAAAAACTTCATCCATATATATATTTATAGTCTTATATATATAACCTTATTCAATAATATAAGATTCTTTATTAGTTAATTCAATTGGTTTCACATTTTCCCACGGATAATAATTTAAAACTATATTATCTATTGTTATTGGTAAATTACAAAAGCTAATAACATCATTTATACTTATTTTGACCTTTTTATCAGTTTTAGATTCAAAAGTTATACCAATATTTTTAATATTTTCAAATTGAGCATCTGTCAATTTGATTTCAGTTCCTACAATCGTTTTGCATTTAATTTCAAAACAATTATAAAAGGGGAATACTACCTGTTGGTTTGAGCTTTCTTTTTTATCATAAAATCGTTTATCAACGCATAAACTCAATTTACTTTTATTAGAAATACGAATTTTATACCTTATATATGATATATATGTGCGTGTCTTTCTCGAAATATGTAATATAAAAACAATAATATTAAATCCAATATTTTGTCCAATATTTGTTAAATTTCTATATATTGCTTTAAAAAAATTAAAACCCATAATTATATGATGGTTGTTGAAACCTTAATTATTTTAATAAGTATTTGTGTATTATGGACACAAACATACATACAAGATTGGAAATCAGTTTTTCTATTTCTTTTTGTTGTTAGTTTTTGTCAATATGTGTTAGAAACGCCTGTTTATGTTTCTTTTGGACTTGCGGGTATTTTATCTTGTGTAATGAATGTTACATTATCTAGAGTTGAAAATTATTCGGAAAGTGGACTAAAAACATTGTCTAATGATAGTGATAACGAAAGTAGTTCAAGTGATGAAGATGAAAAAGGGGTTGATGAAGATGAAGATGAAGATGATTCAAAACCGATTGATGATAATCCTATTGATATGAGTTCTACAATAAAAGACGCTCTTCAAAACTTTGATCCAAAAACTCTTAAAAATATGACAAAAGATACTACATCTTTAATAAAACAACAAACAGAACTAATGAATGTAATATCGCAGATGCAACCTGTCATCTCAAAAGGATTATCACTTGTTGACAAATTTCATGGTGATGGTAAAACAGAAAAATTATTCAAACAATATAGTGAATTAAGCAAATTACAAAAATCTATTGAAAATTGAACATAAAAATTATTTTGTTTTTAATAACTTGCGTTCATATTTAAAAATAACAGATTCGGAATTATAGTATATGGCTACTGAAAATACTACAAAGCTTTCCGAACTTCCAAACAATACAGATACTGATACTGATCTTGTTAACAAAATACTTAATCAATTAGATACATCTAATGAATCAACACCTCCAACATTTGATTTAGAACCACCGCCAACTGAAAAATCTGATAATAAAACTATAAATAAAACTCAGGTTTCAAATTCGAATGGTTCCACATCTAATTCTGTTCCACAAAAAACAATATCAATAGAACAAAAAGTTTCAAATCATTTATCAAACAATGAACCAATGCCTTCTCCCCAAGGTATACAAAAAGTATTAAATACTATGGATATGGATTATATTTACAAAATTGTAAAAATGTCAGTATTGTATTCTGTGATCTTTATTGGTTTTATTTTTTGTACTAATGTTTTTGTAGATATGTTTTCTAGAATTCCTTATATTAGCTTTACTACTAATAATGAACTTAACAATTCAGGTAAAGTGTTACAATCAATTTGTTTTGGAGCAATTTATTTTTTGATTAATTTCTTTTTTCCAAATTAATCAAAGTTTATAAGATATGATGATTCATTTTCTATTTGAACTGGCTGATATTGTTTAAAATCTTTTGGTATTATTTGATAAACAACATACTTTGCAGCTCTAACATATTTTTCTTTTGACGATACAGTGCGATTAACACACCTTAGTATTTGTCTTAATATTGTTATTGAATTTTTTGGCGTAATATCATTCAAATATGTTCTGGCTTTACATGGTATATAGTATTCTTCTAAACGCGGTTTCAATTCATATAATTTATTAACAGTCCCTATTACTTCAAGATCTTTTTTCGAAAAATTTGTTACATCATCAAAGGAAACAAGTCCAAATGCTTTTACAACATCCAGACACAAATCTTCTGGTGGATTTGTTTTAAATAACTGATTCTTTATCATATTAATTATAATGATTGTTTTTACAGAAAAGTGTTTAAAAAAAATTTGCTTTTAATTAATTCTTAGTTACATCATCTACCCACCAACGATTTGATAAATATGGGGTTGAAAGATCCATATAACTGTTTCCATCATCTTGTTGTGCTGCCAATTCTGTATTTGGACTTAAAGATGGACCTTTTACATTTAAATCATAAATAAGTGATGGAGGTAATGTATAATTAAAGTATTGCATACTTGATAAATATCCAGAAAAGCCACCATTTTGTGTCAAATAAAGATCATAATAATTTTGTCTTGGTAAAGTGGTTAATGTATGAGTAGTTTTTAATCTTCCATTAACATAAATATTTGATACAAAATTAGATTGAGTATATACTAAATGAATCCATTTTTTTACAGGTAAATTACTTATTTCAACATATTCATTTGCTGAATCAAAACTATTCACATATAGACGTAATACATTTCTTTTTCCTGATAACCATAAACCAGGTGCTTGTATTTCACTTATTTTTTCAGGTTCTTCTCTTGAAAAATCTTCTATTTTTGGACCTTTATGAAATATATGATGCCAGTCTCTATTTGTTTCTTTGAAGGATTCATCATTAATGTACATCCATAAAGAATATGTATATTCAATACCACCGCTTTCATTTTGCGAACGTGTTAATGTTTTACTATATTCTTCATTTGGATTTTGTACTACTTCACGAGAATATTGTCCATCAACAAGTCCGTTTAAGATGACAGGGCTGTCATCTGCACCAGATTTGGATTTTTTTGCCACAATCTTTATTATGTATAATATTGCATAAATCAGAGCGCAAATAGCGATTCCCAAAAATATTTCAAGTGCAACACTTTGATCACTATCATTTATATATTCAAACACACTGTCCATAATTATCTTATTCCATTTTTTTTATATTAGATATTATCATTATGGAAGCTCGATCAATACTTGGAATTTTTTTGCTTATCCTTTTGACATGTGCTGTTATATTGATTATTAAAATGACTATATCCAAATTTAGTGGAAATAGCAAAAATCAAATTACAGTTGTTGATAAACCAGTTAAAATGGAAGCTGATATGCAAACATGTACAGGAATTTTACCAGCATCCGGAGGTGCTCACACATATAGTTTTTGGATGTATGTTTCTCAATGGGAAATGACACAAGACAAACCTAAATATATATTTAGAAGAGAACATATTGGAAATAATTTGAATGTAGCTCTTGGAGATTCTAATAATGAATTACAAATTTGGTTATCAAATTCCAATGGTGCCAGAATTCCAAGATCTTCTTGCGAACTTGGACTTGATAATGATGACACTCATCGCTTAATTAATTTACCATTACAAGCTTGGAATCATATTACTCTCACAATATGGGAAAAAACACTTGACCTGTACTTAAATGGTAAATTGACAAGAACATTCATATTAGCACAACCTGTACAATCAAATAATGCTGGTTCATTCTATATGGGAAGTCTTTCTGCCAATAATGAAAGAACTATAAATGGTTTTGTTTCAAGATTTAAATATTTCACACGTGTTCTTTCTCCAAGAGATATATATAATTTGTATCTTAAAGGTCCCGCAAAAAGCTCCGATTTATCTGACACACCCGAATCAACTATAATAAATCTTAGTGTAAATGTTGGACAAGAATCTCCATCTTGCGCAACCGCTAAATAAATAATACGTATTAATATTAATGACATCTGAATTACAAGATGATGGCAAGGCTTTAGAAAATCCTGTATTTTTACAAAATACACCATATTTATATAGTTATCAAGACACGCCACTTCCTATAGAAAGTGACGAAGAACTAAATGATTTTTTGACTATGCTAAGCTCTGTAGACCATGATACTCCAAAATTAAATAACCTTCTTAACGGTTTAACTGCTATTAAAGATAGAGAAACTGATGATAACAAAGAAGGATCACCAATTTGGGTAATTGTTATTGATCATAATCCCGAATATTATTACAAAGTATATTCATCTCTTTTTACAAAATCTTATCATGATCAATTATTATCACAAAGCAATTTTTTTGCTCAATTACATAGAAGAGCATCAAGAGCCAAATTCGAAAATAATGTTCATATTGATGATGTACAAAAAAGTGCTGAATTTGCAACAGAAAATTGGCACACAGATTCCAGTCAATTACATGATTTATATGAAAAAATTCGTGCCAATCGTAATCATGAATATATAAATCTAATAGATGACAATTCTACACTTCTTCGTCAAGCACAACTTAATAGAGATATGTTACTTAGAAGACAATTTGTTAATACAATACTTAATTCATTATTGTTAACTTTGAGTTTGTTTATTATTACTGGCTATTTAAGCATGTCTCTTGGATATTCTCTTCCAACTATTATGACAATCAATTTGTTAATAGTAATTCTATTTGGTATTAGAATACTTATGGCTATTTTAACTGAAAATAGAAGACATGAACTAAATTTTACAAGAATTAGTCCTCCCGGATATCCTGTACATAATCTAAATGTTCAAGCTAAATATACACAAGGTGCTTCATGTGGAACTCAATCAAACCCTAATACATGTGAAACACAAAAATGTACTGGCCTTAAGTAAATTTATATTTAAATTTAAGGAAAAGATATACCAGTTATATTTAATATGGGTGGAGGACAAATTCAACTGCTTAGATATGGTGCTCAAAACATATATTTAAACGGTAATCCACAAATAACTTATTTCAAATCTGTATACAAAAGACATACTAATTTTGCTATGGAAAATATTCGTATTGATTTTGAGGGACCACAAGGTCTTTTATATACATCTACCGGTGTTGATAATACAATTCGTTGTAAAATTCCAAGAAATGCTGACTTAATTGATAAACTTTATTTTGCATTCAATATACCTAACATATATTCGGGATATAAAAAATCAAGTATTGATTCTGTTGAATATAATACTGCTTATGAATTTCAATGGATTCCAAATATTGGTTCACAAGTTATCAAAGAATGTACTCTTAGAATTGGTGGCAATAAAGTTAGTGAATTATATGGTCAATGGATAGAAATATGGCATGAATTATTTTTAGATACTGGTGGTAAAAATGCATTTGATAGAATGACTGGTCATGCACCAGAAGTTTTTATGCCCGCTCATGATGGAGTTAACAATGGATTTTATCCAACATCATCACTTGACCCACAACAAAATATTAATCCAGATTCTTCTAATTATTCATTTTCGGAATTCAAAAAAAATCCTTACCTTCAACCACCTTCAATTTTAGGAAGACAAATATATGTTCCATTACCATTTTGGTTTACAACTAATCCAGGACTTGCTTTACCTCTTATTGCTCTTCAATATCATGATGTAAATATCGAATTCAAGTTAAGACCTATATCAGAATTATATACTATTATAGATACAGATCCAACTTCAAATAAATTTAAATCAAGAATTGCACCCAATGTTTTAATAAGTGATCATCATATTGGCAATTTTATTACAAATATTCCTTCAAAAGATTTTGTGAATGGCAACAACTTATTCGATGGAACTACTAATATGGCCGGATGGAACATTGATACCCATTTGCTTGTTAATTATATTTACTTAGATGAAGATGAAAGAAGACAATTTGCTAACAATAATCATGAATATTTAATAGAACAAGTCAATAGACAAACTTTTCTCGGTGTTTCTGGCTCTAAATCACTTAATTTAAAATTCAATCATCCCGTTAAATATATGGTATGGTTTGCACAAAGATCTGATATTTCTTCTGTTTTCAACAGACATAATAATTATACTAATTGGAAAGATGAATATATTCCACCTAATTCTAAAATTTATATCAAAAATACTGGAGCTGATAACGAAGACGAACTATATTATAAAAAATATGATGACGGTAATTACATTACAGACGATAATGGTAATTTCGTATCATTTGATGATGTTTCTTTAGTTATGAGGAATTATTCTATTGACCAAAACATAAATTCACTACCATCATGGGCAAAGAAAGATGAAAATCCGGAGCTTCTAAGAGATGATTTTAAAACTTTTTTTGAGGATTTTAATAATGGAAACTATAGTTTAAAACAGTTTGAATATCCTTTATTACCAACTAAATTTAATTTCAATTATTTTTCAGAAACTATAATCAAAAATAGTCGCATATTGTTTGATGGTGTAGAAAGATATTCTTCAAGAAATTCTACTTTTTTTGAAAGATTACAATTATATCAACATAAATTTAAATGCGATAAACCTGGTATCAGTATTTATTCATTTTGCCTTGATCCATATTTAAATCAACCCTCTGGTGCATGTAATATGTCCAGAATTGGTACAATAGAATTAGAAGTTGAAACTAATGAATTACATCCCGCCAGTAATAATATTTCAAGTAACAATACTTTACCTCAAAAAGGAGAAAAATATAATCTTGTTAAAACTGATTATAATGTATTTGTTTATGCGATTAACTATAATATTCTTAGAATTACAGGGGGTATGGCCGGTACAGCTTATTCTAATTAAATATATATATTAATAATATTATGTGCCCACTAGAATCGTTTTTAAGATTTACTTTGTTATTGTTATTAAGTTTGGCAGTTGTACAATTTTTTACTCAAAGAGAAGCTTTTCATCCTTGGAACAAATATGGATCTTCTGTTATTAAAAAAATTGCATCAAATCCTACAAATACTACTCGTATTGAATATGAATATGTATCTTCCAATTTTCCATATAAAAATGCTATTCAAAACAAACCATCTCCAATTCCACCAATTACTTATAAACAAATTTCAGAACGTACTTAAATCTTTTCTATTTTTTTGAATGCACCTGTTGCTTCTAATTCATAATCTTTTATTGATGTTTCTTTTTTTAGAATTCTTTCGCATTTATGACTTTCTGGTGAATTGTGTTTCAAACATACTGTTTTTCCACAACTACAAACCATTAATACCATTTTCTTTTTTTTACAATGTTCACAAAAATCTAATTTCATTCTTATTTAATTTTATATTTTATAACAAATTGTAAACTTTTTTTAATCATTTTTATAAATTTAGTATGTTAATAAATTAATCCTGTATATATGTACTGTAAAATATTTAATAATGAGTATTTTTTCATTCTTTTTTGAATAATTTTGTATATTATATTAAAGACTTGGATACAATTAGTATTAATGTCTTGGTATGAATTATATCGTCCCAAAACACTTGATGAAATTTCTTCTAACAAAAATGTGGTTACTTATCTTAAAAATATGATTAGACTTAATAAATTTTCACATTTTGTACTATCTGGCGATGTAAGTAGTGGAAAAAGAACTCTTATCAAAATTTTTTTAAACACTGTTACACCAAATGAAAACACATTATGGTTAAATCATCTTTCACTAAAAACAATAGACTCTAAAGAAAAATTACATAGTTTTATCAATTCAAAAACAAATAGTATTCATAAATGGTTAATAATAGAAAATTTACATAAAATGTCCAGCCAATTTTTATTTGTTTTGTATAATATTTTGTCAACAACTTCAATTATTGTTTGTGTACTTGAATCTACTCATCATATTGATTTATCATCTTGGGCAATCACCTTTAATATGAAAACACCATCAGAAGCTAATCTTGTTGATATTGCCAAAAAAATACTTAAAAATGAAAATTATAGATACAATAAAAAAATTGTTGATAAATGTATAAAATATTCTGAAGGCAAATTATGTACATTTTTATATTTTTTACAAGTTAAATATGTGAAAAAAAAAGATATTATGGAATTTTCACATTTACCATTTTCATATAATGATATATTATATGACAAGAGTCTTAATAAACGTATAAAACAACTATATAGTCTTGAAAATATAGGTTATTCACATATGGATATTGCTAAACAATTATTTAAACAAGTTAGTTATGATTCATCTAAAATAGATTATGCTATTATACTTGGTAATGCTATTGAACATTTGAATCATTTTGAACATGATCCATATTATCTTTATGCGTGCATTTGTAAAATGTGGAAACTTAACGAGTGCTGTCTAAAGGTTGAGTATACGGATTATCAACAAACGCTTCAACATTAGTAGAATCTAAACGAGAACTTGTATCAAACTGACATTTGCTTGTTTTCATATTTACTGAATCAGAATCTGCCATTGTATTTTGAACTGGTGTCATACTCATTACAGTTCTTTGTTCCAGTCCTTGTCTTTCTTCCATAGTTCCAATGTGTGTTGAATCTGATACTTGTTTTATACTTGTTTTTGTTGGTTCACGACCTTTTGAAATTCCTTCTCTTAGATCATTCAAGGTAGCATTATAAATGTCAGCGTAAGATGTGGGTTTTACTTCACCTTGACTATTACCAATATATGAATTGTTTGAAGTATTTTCTTTATTTGTTTCTGGTGCTACTGTATCTGTAACAGAATATGCTCCATAAGTTCTATTATTTGCTTGTCCTGAATATTCAGTAGTTGATACATGCTGTCTACTTGTTTCCGGTGCATTTTTGGGATTTGTAATATAAGCAGCACCTTTTGATTGAGTCGCAATACCCTTGTGTTTATTTTCTCCTGTAGTTTCTTTTACCGTCTTTTTTGCATTATCAATATTATAAGCACTATTTCTTACTCCTGGTCCAGTTGGATTTGAATGTTCAATCCATTGTTTTAGAGTTTCTCTTGCTGTTTTATTTGTTGGTGCCGGATCTTCTGCTCTACCATAACCAGATACATTTATTGAACCTAAACGATTATCATGTATTGCTAATTCCTTTAATGTTGTTCTTGCTAAATCATTTGTATCGTGAATTGTTTGACTCTTTCTTATACTACTAAAATTACGTTCACTTGAATTATCATGAACATTTGTTTCTTTTATTGTTGGTCGTAACAAATCTTGTACCGGTGCAACAATCTTGTTTACCAAACTTGTTGCATGACCCAAATATGATTTTTCTTGTGTATCTTCTTTTCTAACTTCTGAACAATACTGAATCTTCAATTTTGACTCTCTATTTTGATTTGTAGCATTACGAAATCCATAACCATCCAAATCTTGTTTATGAGTTGTTTGATTTTTATAAGCTTCTAAAGATTCACCACCCTTTAATACAGATGGTCCCGCTGGACCAGAATAAGAATGTAAAGTGTCTTGTCTATTTGTTGGCTTATCTGTAAATACTTCTCTCGATGTTTCACCACTTGTTACTACTGTTGTATTCATTCTTGGTACAGCTCCGTGTGAATGAAATCTTATTACTCTATTTTGATTTACTACCGGTGTCATTCCACGTCTTGTACCCTTAAAACCACGCACTATTCTGCCTTCATAAGTCATTTTGGGATTTGTTGCTATACGTAATTCATCCACAGTTGGTTGACGAGCATAATCTAATGCGTCGTTTTGCTGAAAACCACCAGATGGTTGTGAAGTGTAACCCTTATTTAAACCTGGCCCTACTCTTACAGGTTCTATTAGTGGTACACCTTGTTTGAAACTTGACGCTGAATAACGATCTCTCATCTTATCTGATACATTTTGAGTACCATAAATATTTTCTTGCTGTAAATCAAACAATGAAGCAGTTTCTTCCTTTCTAATACTTAAATCTGATACTCCAGTATATCTTTCTACAAGACCACTATTTACATCAGAATCAGTATTTTGTTTTACATTACTACCATAAAATGGTACCATATTGTTGTGCTTGAAATCATCATTCCGCATCATCTCACCAGTTAAAGACATGGTCTGATTAATATTATCAATATTACCAATACGACTCGATTCTGGACGCTCTAATAACTTGCTAACAGTATTTTTACCCGCAAGATGAGTTTCCATTGTTTGTCTTTCATACATTTTTGAATCCAATACACGATTATCATAAATATCCTTCGATTGAGATGTTTTTTTTTCATTTTCTTGCTTTGCATTTAAAAGCCAGCCTCCGGCTGCTAATCCACCACTTACTAATAAAGCATCCATATTATTTGGGAACTTTTTAATAATTCATTTCTTTGTTACACACCTTTGTAATATTTAGAAACAATAATATAGTATCATACAAAGATGGATTCAATATTGCCGCATATTTTTGTAATTTAACTAAAAATTTATCCATATTTTTCATACGACGACATATATCTAAAATTGATAATTCACTATAATGATACTTTTCAGCTAATGAATGTATTAATGATAATTTAGTCGCATTTGCCAACTTTTCCTGAATTGAATTCGCTACTTCTAAATGTATATCACTATATGTTTCATATCCCTCTCTTTTTGATATTTTTTTGTGTAACATTGTTAAATGTTTTAAACTATTCAAATTCCCTTGTGACTCAATTACCATTTGTTTCAATAAACACATATCGTCATTTGGAATCAATTGTTTACAAAAATATAATAATGTTTCAGGCTTTGGCCTTGGCACACGTATCAAAAAACACCTGCTATTTAAAGCCGGATCTACACTGTCAATATTTCTACATGTAAATACATATCTACATGTCAAATATGTATCTTCCACCAATTGTCTAAAAGCTTCTTGCTGTTCACCAAGATAATTTAAATAACGAATATAAATTATTTTACTACAATCTGCTGATATATCACGCGTTCGACCTATTTCTTCTATTATTTTCGGCAAATTTGCCTTTTTTCTTACACACTCTTTTGCATCAAAACGTATATATGATGATGTTGAATAAAATCTTACACCAGTATCTTCCCAAGTTCTTATTTTCTCTTTCTCATTTTTCCCAGAATTTAACATTCTTAATACCAATGTATGCTTTCCAACACCCCTACCACCATAAAATATTGTATTTAACATCCCTTGAGAAAAATACTTAGTTATTCGATTTTCTATTTCCGGATGAACTTTCATTATTCATTTATATTGTATCACTCTTTATTCTACTTTTCAAAATAATATAAAATAATATTTTTATATTATTTGTTATGGATCAATTCTATACTAATGAAGATGTATCTATTAAATGTTTTGAAACACTTCAAAAAAAGATAAATATAGAATCATATGATATACAACTTGAACCATCTGCTGGATCTGGCTCATTTTATAAACTTATGAACCCACAAAAAAGAATCGGACTTGATATACAGCCAAAATATGAAGGTATAATTCAGCAAGATTTTCTTACATATAATCCTGATCCCAATAAATCATATATTTGTATTGGTAATCCCCCATTTGGAAGAGTCTCATCACTTGCAATCAAATTTTTCAATAAATGTGCACAGTTTTCTGATGTTATTGCCTTTATAATACCAAGAACATTCAATAAAGTTAGTGTACAAAATAAGCTCAATCTTAACTTTATATTACAATAT